GGTTAAAACATGCCCTTGTTTTTGGACATCGACAATATCCACAGATGGTTTTCGTTTTTGTGGCGCACGGTGTTCGTACCCATCGACCCGTTCCTTGACGACGGTTCGCCATGCTTCTTCGATGCGAGGAACGGCTTCGGCGAACCAGACGGAATTCCGTTCGACCAAGACACATGACAATTCATCCAAGTACCAGTACGTTGTCTCGTATAGATGATGAGTCGATTCCCAGGAGTCCCGTTGCGATTCGATCCATGCGTCTACGTCGTCGACATGCAATGGCATGTACACAAAATGGGTATGTTCCATGGGACGAATGTCGTTTGGAATGAAATACAACACCACGCCTTTGTACTGTTCTGTACAGGCATTGAAGTCTTCACGTGTTTCGCATTCTTTGATACGTGTCTCCAGGAAATCACAGTACTGAAGACCGGTTGTTTCCATCTGGATTTGCATTTGCACCCAGTATTCTTCCGACGGGATGCCGGTGATTTCACGGTTGTAAATGTTCTTGATTTCGAGCATGTGTCCGTATCGGTTTGATAGTGGATCGATGTTGATACCGTCTGGCGATGCGCCAATGGGATACTTGGTGTGAGGAATACAGCCGTACTCGGTACTGACCTTGGTTGCGAATTTGTCTTCGTAAATCATCACACTTACTGGTTCGTACTTGATGCCCCAGTTCATCGGTGATCGGGCATTGGACGGTCCCGACAGAGGATTGCTGATTTCCATAGGCTTGCACTTTTCGTAGATCAAACTGTTGTATTGCGAAGACGACGCAAAGATCTTCCACAGATTGCTGGCACTGAACAATGTGTAACGGATCTCGTACCATTGCAAGGACCTCTGTTTTTGCACGGGGAAACTGTGGACACGGGTCAGCAGTTTCGATGCGTCTGGTTGAGGGACGATATCCAGGACTTCGGTGCTTTGTCGAGGCGGCATTTGCAAGCACTCGGTGAGGTAGGCATCGACGTATTGGTCGACATCGATTTCAATGGTTTCTTCGATGTCGTCGGTCAGCCAATCTTGGGACTCTGCGCAATCACACAAATACGATACACTCTCTTCTTTGATTCGTTGTATGTAATCGGGTTTGGTATAATTCAACAGGGTTAAGTGGACGATTTCTTCCACAGTATCCACTATCTGCTCGTGGAGCTGGTTTTGTTCGTTTTCTGTGATCATTGACATGTTGTTGTATAGAACTATAGATACCGTTATACTTATATACTTTCAGGGTCATCAATTTTTTGGGATCGATTTTTCTCTGTAATGCGTTTTGGGGTCAATCCACTCAACGTCGACACTCGTTTGCTGTCGGCCCGCAATGTAAAGGCGTGATTCGAGGGATGAAAGTACAGTCCAGGAATGTCGATCACGACCCCTTTGGCTTTGTCGTACTGGATTTCTTTGGACCGCTCGAGACGTTTGCCATCCAAACAAGACGACAAAAACGTTTTCAGTTGTCGCACCTCTTTGGTAGAATAGTTGTGTTGTTTTCCGTACTTTTCTGCATACGAATGCAGTTTCTGTGTTTTGGTGGATTTCGTCAATTTGTTCCAAGACTCTGCTTTGTTTTGCATGAACTCGCTTTCCAACATTTTGTCCACGTCAACTGGAATATCATTTACTGGATTATTTGATAAGTCTAACTCCATTATAAGTTATCTTCTTTAAATCTTTTTATTTGCTTTTTTAAGTTATATAAAAAATAGTATTATTTTCTAGGGTTGGTATTTTCTCGGGTTCATTTTTATGTTTCATAATAAAGTGTTAGAATAACTAGAACTAGAAACAACAGATGGATGTGAAGATTGTGACACTTCCTACTAAAACGTGTAAAACCGAAAAGCCGAAGAAAAACCGGGTGGTGACGCATACCAAACGGTGGCAGACGCATGTTCAGACGGACGACTTTGATCCTATCCAACAATGCGAATGGTTGCAACACATCGAAGACGATTCTGAAAAATCGAAGCTAATGAAGAGTCAGATTCACGCGAAGATCAAAGGCTACAAATCACAAGATGTACAAAAAGCGGTGTATGATCCGGACAAGTTTGTCAGTTTTGATGGTGTGATCTCGAAACTCCGACGTTGTGACTTGTTGTGTTTTTATTGTCGCGAACCTTGTGCGATCTGGTACGAGCAATCACGGTACCCGAAACAATGGTCTTTAGAACGAATCGACAACGACTTTGGACACAACGACGACAATGTTGAAATTGCCTGTTTGTCGTGCAACATCAAACGACGATGCATGTATCATGAACGGTTTCGGTTTACCAAACAAATGAAGTTTGTGAAAAAAGACGAAAACGAGACGTGATCTTTTGAAATTGAAACGACAACAAAAAAAGACGATCTATGAAATGATATAAAGATAGACTACGAGTATAGTGTAAAAATGTCAGTCGCCAAGTCACTCTACCTTCCCGCAGTTCCAGTGTCGTTCAATCGTATGGACATTGCCGAACGTTTTTCCTGTTACGGACAAATCCATCGCATCGACTTTTCGGAAAACTACGGGCCTCGTGGAAGCGAAGTGGGCGACGTGTTTATTCATTTTTACAAGTTCAATCCGTTTGCAGAAGGCGGTTATTTGGCATACCAACATCGCCGTGGACTCCCCATGTACACGTTTATACAAGACTATATGATTGTGGTACGGCCGTATACCTCTCAGTATTTGTTGTGATTTTGTGATTACACCGTCAATGTTTTCAAATTCTGCGTATTGACCGTACCCGCCTGGGTACATAATTCGATATTTTTCACGGTGGTGTAACTCATCACCACGCTTTTTAAGGCTTTCAGCTTGTTTGTATGTTGTTTGCATAACATACAACCCATTTTAATGATCGTCATGGTTTGTTTTTTGGTAAGTATTTGTGATGATGATGGCATTTTTGCGATGACGTGACACGACGAATGTTCGTTTGCATGAAACCACATATCGTTCATGTTGGCTTGTTCCAAGATATGCGTGTTTTCTTGGGCATTGGTGCCGACCTTGTATTCAATGGCGGCGTTGATGTTGGAGAATCGATGGACAATTGTTTTCATGTTATAACACGTATAGGGTCTGGAACGAGATACATGTTGTCGTGCTCTATCGTTTTAAATCAATTTTATAAGAACACACATAAACACTTTTCAAAAGAAGCATCTAATGATACAAGAAAACACACATTTAAACAAACTCGATGCATTTCACCGGACCAACCGGATTCCTCATATTATTTTTCACGGCCAAACTGGATCGGGGAAGAAAACCATCGTACAGAACTTCATCCGAAAAATCTATAACCACAACGAACAAAACATCAAGAACAACGTCATGTTTGTCAATTGTGCTCACGGCAAAGGGATCAAGTTTATCCGGGAAGAACTCAAGTTCTTTGCGAAGACGAATGTTCATTTCAATAGCGGCATTTGGTTCAAAATCATTGTCTTGATCAATGCGGATCATTTAACGGTAGACGCACAATCCGCCTTGCGAAGGTGCATCGAACAATTCAGCAACAACACGCGGTTTTTCATTGTGATTGAAAACAAGAACCGATTGCTGACACCTATTGTGTCTCGGTTCTGCGAAGTATTTGTGCCTTTGCCGATGGAAAATGGTAAAACCACCAACTACCACAAAATTCAAATGAACCAGGTGTTTTCTTTTCGTAACCAACTACAGCAACAGGCATTGGAAGTCATAGATGGTGTGTTGTCGAATCTGGAAGAAGACATCAATCATCAATCTTTGTTGCAAGCAGTGCAACAACTGTATACAGAAGGCATTCACAGTTTCCAATTGGTGAAATGGCTACAACAACAAGATCGTACCGATGTGGAACGCGCGAACTTGACCATGTACTTCTCGAAGATTCGTTCTGAATACCGATGTGAACGACTATTGATGTTGGTGTTGTTGGATTTCTTTTACTTTAATGTGGACAAAGGCCTGAAGTCTCTGTCGTTCATGTAAAGAATTGCGCAAATAAGAACTTAAAGATTTGCGTGATCATTACACCATAAAGATGGACGACTTTGATATTTCCAACTTATATGAATCTCGCAATGCTTGGTGTGGCCGTTTGGTACGCATATTGGTTCCGGTTGTGATCGATGGGGTGCGATCCATTTACAACGAATCTTGGAAGATGTGCGTGAACAACAACGAATTATCGAAATACTTGATGACATTTCAAAACCTATTGTCACGTGTTCCCAAATGGAACGCCATCATCTTGGAACAAGAACGTAAACGCATCATTGAGTCAAGTGGATGTAATCATTTGGAAGATCTCATTACATGTGTGCATATCATCCAACTGAAAGTCCTTACATGCATTCGAGTCGGAAATAAACAGAAGAAAATCGACATTTCCATTCCCAAACTAGACAACTTTCTACATCGAGTGTACATTAATGTGGCTCGAAAAGTGTATGCGAATGTGTATCTGTTTGAGCGAAACATTGCCGATTTGCAGAAACAAAAATATCACCGTGAACTGGAAATGATTGTAAGTGAATGTATCATGACCGCTATTCAAGAAAGCATCCCTACCGAATCGATCATCCGTGCGTATTTGGACGAGAACCAGGAAGAAGAGGAGGAAGAAATTATCGAAGCCATTCCGGAGAAGGAAGACGAGGAGGACGGAAAAGATGGGAAAGACGACAAAGACGGAGAAATCGACGAAAAGAAAGAGGAAGAACTGCTGCCCGAAGAACTCCCACCTAGTTTGTCTGTCGAAAATATGGACGATAACAAAGTCATTACAAAACTCAGTTTCAATGATGTCGATTCTGCATCGGACGGTACTATGATTGATGCTCCTAAGACCATTGAGCGTCTGGAACAAATCAGTGACGAGCGTGAGGCCCAGCGTAAATTGGAAGAAGAAGACGACGATGAGGACGGCAATGATCGCATCAAAATCCACATGGACGAAAATGTGGATTTGACCGATGTATTTGATTTAGACAAAACCGACGGGTCTGGTCCAACATCGGACGACACAAGTGCGTCGTTTGATTTCGAAGACCTCTAGAATGCGTTTGAAAGTCAAATCGTTTTTGCATTTTATTAGTATACTAAAATGGAAAAAGTACTGTTGTTTGCGATATGTGTCACCCTTTTGTTTGGTGCGCTGAAATTTGCTGAAATGAAGTTTCTTGACCAACATTTCAAACCCATGAAAGATGTTGTCCGTGATTTGGTCATGGTGTTTGGTTCTGCACTTGCGGGTGGTTACGTGTTCTTGTTGAATTCGACCAGTATCGATGAAATGTTTTCGGTTGTGTTCAATACAAAGACATTGAACCCCGAAACTACACAAATATTTACAGGCAACCCTGAATTTTAATTCAGTTGCGGAGAAAACGAGTTTTAAAAGTATCGTGTGTTTACAATACCGGCACATGTGGTCACATTTGTGGCTTTGTATGATGTTGTTATCCGCATCATTCGTCTTTTATGCAACACATGCGAACATCCATACTATCGATGAAGTCATTGGACATTGTTTTTATATACTCGCACTTATGGTTGGGTTTGGGATCTCTACTCTCTTCTACGAAATTACACAAAGACGATGGAGTTCATGGTGGATTATAATGTTGCTGTTTGTTTTATTGGAATCACTGGTTGTTGGTGAGGATGTCGATCTATATGTGAATACTGCGTTTTTGTGCATGTATGGATTTGCATTCGTTCAGAGTTTTTCTTCCTGGATTTGCATGTGGTTGTTTATGGCAATGAATGTGACAATGGGTTTCATGGAAGATATAGAAATCGATTCGGCCAAACTTCATTATATTGGCTTCTTTGTACTTATGTACCTTTACTTGCATTTATCGTCTAACATTTAGAAAATAATACAACGACAATTATTTTCTACATGCTATTATATATAACCATGAGTGGCGAATCAAAGCCTGAAGAGACCAAAGTCGAAGACACCTCGGGTGTCGATCTGTCTGGCATTGACCTTTCTGGTGCCGTCGTGGACGCATCTGGATCTGTTGTGGAACCTCCAGTTGCCAAGAAGGACATGCTTTTAGCCGATATTATCGCAGAATATTTGGCCACGGAAGAAAAAGAAATCCCATTGAGCCCTCGTGTGCTTCATATGTTGAACCGTATGCTGCAAATCGATACGACTCACTTGGAAAACATCGAGAAGCTGTACACCAAAATCATGGCTGACCGCAAGATCGATGTCAAGGACACCGGAGACATCATCAAATTGATCAAAGAAGTCTACCAGTTCTTCCGTCAAACCTTTGTTCGCAAGGTCTCGCCGGAAGACTGCGGTATCTTAATCAAGATCGTTATTTTCTTGTTGGTCACGTATCGGTTGGATGAAGACCCCGAAACCAAAGAAGCCATTCAAAACGAAGAACTCTTCGAAATCTTGGACGAGGTGGTAGCCACTTGTGTGGGACTCATCGAATTCAAGGAAAACATCCCTCGTGGATTGTTCCGCTCGTTCTTGGTGTGCTTCTAAGTAGGTTGTATGTTTTGTAGGAACGTCATTAGATGTTGAATCTTATGTAATGACGTATGGTGTGTGGTATGTGGTTGGTCTGATTACCATTTCGTTTTCTTCACATTGATCTGCGACCCTGGTTTCCGCTTGCGTGCGTTATTGGGGTCGTACGCTTCGTCTTCGTCGTCGGATCCCATCCCTTTTGATATTTCCCAGAATTCTTTCGAGCCCAGGCGGAACGTCGGTCGGTTTTCTGCTTTGTACCAGAAAATCTGGTCTTGTAGTTTGTTGGATTTGGCGTTGTTGTTGATCACTAAACACTCATAGTTTTCTGTGGTCTGGTCCATCACCGAGCAAAATGACTCCAGGGTAGGAAACATACTGGCAAAGTTCTCCCAAATGCGCTTACGATTGGTGGCATAGGGTTCTCGCAAAATAAAGACATAATCGATGTTAGTACGTAGCGTCGGTGGGATGCCTAAAGGATACTGCATCGTGATGATCAACATCACTTTCCAGTGACGACCGTTCATGAACAACAGACGCATCAACTTGTCTCGAGACCAACTGTTGTCGTACAAACAATCGTCCAGAATCACAAAGGTACGCGGATCGATCGTTGATCGCTTGTAAGTTTCCATTTCTTTCTTCATTTGCTTCAGCACTGTTTTTTGTCGCCGTAAAATGTTCTCTATCAACGCCGAACTGTATTCTTCGTGGATAAAGAGTTTAGGCACATGCGCAGCATAAAACCCGTTCCCCGCTTCTGTCCCCGAAATGACCGTACCAATCGGAATATCCTGGTGGTGATACAATAAATCTCTTACTAAATACGTTTTTCCGGTGTCACGGCGACCGATTAACACAATCACCGGTCCTTTGTTTTCGTCTGGTTTAAAGGTGATTGTTCGCATGTCAAATTTTTTTAGCTCCAATGTCATATCTATGGTTAAACCTGATATAAATAAAATCGAATTTAGACGTTTGCATCGATTCGTTAGAACAACCAAATCCAAATGTTTTTGGAATTCATAATGTTTACCATCAACTACAATAAAACGAGAGACATCGATTGGAATTCTTTTACCGAAGACAATTTGCCTTATAATCCTCATCAACACGAAAAAGTACAAAATTATTATCCTCTTTACGATTCGTTCTTCCAAATGGATGAGCAACACCGTAACCAAGTTTGTTTCAAAACAACGAAGTCCTTCTTGAATCCGAATACCGTGGTGTGCAAAGGGAAAAAACAGAAACAAGGCATCTTCATCAAATACGCTCCGTTATTGGACCCCATCCATTACTTGATTGGTAAATACAACGATCGTAAAGACCAGTTGGCCGTGTTGCCGAACTCAGAAACCAACGAAATGGTATTGCCTAAGATTGCCAATCCCAATAACGCGTCGTATGTAGATTGTTTCTTCAACTTTTTGTCTTCGCAAATGCTCAATCATCACCAATTCCCGAACGCTATCGATTTTTTTGGATCTTTTATGGCGGTGCAGAAAGAATTCCGATTTGATGTATCCGAAGACTACGACTATTTGCAAGACTCCGAGTTCTTCCGCAACAAACAAGATGTGCTGTACCGCATTGACGAAGTGGAAGAAGACGATCTGATCAAATCGAATGCGAAAAACACACACGGCAACCGCCCGAAAATACATATCGATTCTGACTTTGTAGGCGACATCGTAGATCTGGATTTTGTGGACGATGGTCTCCCGTTGGACGACGTGGTTGTGGACACTGTGTATGAAGTCACTAAGTCGGACAACAGCGACATCGACTGTGATGACAGTGACGATAGTGACGATAGCGAACTCAGTGTGAGTTCGGAAGAAGACGAAGAGGAAGAGGAAGAGGAAGACGAAGAGGAAGACGAAGAGGATGAGGATGAAGATTCCGAATATGATTCCGAAAATTCGGAAGAAGACGAACCCTTATATGCCTATGTTTACAACTTTCCGGTGCAAATGATCTGTATGGAAAAATGCGTCGGCACCTTGGACGAATTGTTGGTAGAAGGCAAATTCCCACACGACCATCTGGTCAGTGCATTGGCACAAGTGGTGTTTGCGTTGCTGACTTTCCAGAAAGCCTTTTCGTTTACCCACAATGATCTACACACCAACAACATTGTCTACCAGAAGACACAACAAAAATACATCGTGTATCAATACAATGGCAACAAATACTATGTCCCCACATTTGGTCGTATTTTCAAGATGATCGATTTCGGCCGTGCGATTTACCGTTTCCAGGACAAAGTGTTCTGCAGTGATAGTTTCGCTCCAGGTGGCGATGCCCACAGCCAGTACAATTGCGAGCCTTATATGAACAAATCGAAGCCGCGATTGGATCCTAACATGAGTTTCGATTTGTGTCGACTTGGTTGTTCATTGTATGATTTCTTATTTGACGAGGATGATGACACAAGTGATGTAAGTACGCGGCATGTTGCTTACCAGACTGTTCTTCGATGGTGCATGGATGATATGGGGAAGAATATCTTGTACAAGAAAAACGGAGACGATCGTTACCCGAATTTTAAATTGTACAAAATGATTGCGCGCATTGTACACAAACACACTCCTGATAATGAATTGACGATGCCGTTATTGAAACAGTTCTTGAAACGACCGAAGAACAACGACAAAATGACCCAGGTAAATATTGATGACTTACCTCGGTACTATACGTAATTGTATTTGGTGTTTTGTATTGGTACATTATACATTCGTTTGTGTAATATACTTTTGTTGGATACATGGATGGTTGGATGAATGCATGAATCATTTATGCGGATTCTTTTGTTTCCTCATCTTCTTCCACAGGAGGCAATTCTTTTACTCTACTGGATTCCTCCTCTGCAAAGGGCTGTTTGCTCAAGATCGGATCGCCACCTTGGACGGCTACATCACGGCTCTCGAAATCCACCGTTTCCTTGACACCAACCAAGTTGCCTTCGGAGTCCATGGTCTGGGTAAGTTTGTTGCCGGATTCTTTTGCAAGGGCCACGTTGCGCTCGATGGCCTTGCGCTTGCTCTCGTACAGACGCTTCTCGAATTCTTCCTTGGCTTTCATCTCGTTCTTGAGCTTTTCATGGTGAAGCTGGTTGAGTTCTTCTTCCATGAATTCAATGCGCCCTGTCTTGTAAGCATCTGGATCGAGTGGTGTCCACACGAAATTGCGCCCGACGAAGATATCATGATTGGGGTCGCGGTCGCGGATTTGCTTTGCGTGCTTCTCGGCTTCTTCCACTGTGGCAAAGTTACCACGGTTCATGAACCCGCGAATGGAAGTCTGAAAATCGTGTTCTTTTTGGTAAGCTTCGGTGAGCTTGGCCTCGTTCTTGTCCATGAAGAAATTGAAATCGCTTGTGACATCCTCTTTCTTTAGGACGTTTTCTTCTTCGCGAACAAATTCCACGAAATCGGCGGCGAGTTTTTCCGGATCGATGTTGTACTTGTGGGCAACGAATTGCGTGTAGTCCGAAAACATGGTCACTGCTTTAGTGTATTCCCATTGTTTCACGAACTTCTCAAACATGAAAATGTTCTTTTGCTTGATGATCTTTTCCGGAGAAACGAACGAATAACAACCATACTGTTGGTTGGAGATCACGGGATCTTCGCTGAGAAGGTCCACGTATTTAGGGTTGAGCTTGCCGTCTTTGGTCATTTTCTGTTCAAAACTCTTGGTGGTTTTGGTAGGGGTCGTCATCTTTAGCCATATTTCATTATTCGATTTAAGTTGTTTTTAGTCAATATTTTTTTATAGGGTTTAATATATAATTCAAATGAACGACATGTTTGACTTTAGCGAATTCGTGAAGCGTGCTATCAAGTACCTTGTTGAAGGTATCATGGTTGCCATTGCTGCCTTTGTGATCCCACAAAAGGCATTGAAGATTGAGGAAGTGGTCATCATTGCCTTGGCCGCTGCCGCCACATTCAGTGTGCTTGATGTGTTCGTGCCATCCATGGCCTCGAGTGCACGTGGAGGTGCTGGATTCGGTATTGGTGCCAACTTGGTCCAATTCCCCGCCGCCATGTACCCCAAGTAAACTGATTAATTAATTAACTAATTCATACATAAATAAGTGTATAAAATCATCATACTTTTGCGTTGTAAAATTATGATCATCAAACCGTCGGGAAATACTCCCAGTCCAAGTAATCGCACACTTTCTTCCAAATCATATCTTGTTCGAGCTGTTTGATCCGGTCTTTCATCATCGGGATAAACGGCAAGTACTGCTTCTGGTCCAATAACACACACAACTGACACAATATATACGTATAATTGAAGAAATTCGTCCGGTTGATGGGACAGAAAATCGCCCATGGTTGCTGGATCTCAATAAACAACACACACAACGTTTCAATCAGTTCTTCGTCCATCAGCGGCGGTTTGATCCCCAGGATCGAATTGATGTATTGGATATGCTCGAAGTACTTGTTGTAGCCCAAAATGCTCAAGATGTTCCGCATTTCTGTGTAATTCATTTCCGAGATGTTCTTCCGTTCTTTCTTGATCCGGTTGCGTACGTCTTCCAACACATCGTCGGGAATACGCGTGGTTTCTTTCGCTTGGAACTGCGACAAGATTTCTTTGAAATGGTTCAGACGAATGTATGCCGTGTACGACACCTCATTGGGCATTTCTTTGTTCAGCGGTTTTTGATTCTCCACAATGTGAATCATGAACTTCCCACACTTGACGTTGTTGCAAATCAACACGCCTTCCTCGTCCAAGGGGATCAGCTCGCCTTGGTTACAGATCAAACACGTATCGGAATCCAAGACGTATTCTTGCAAGTGGATGATGTTGCCTTCCACGTTCTTCCAATAGTTCTGGTAAATCTGTTTCGATGCTTTGTATTTGTCGCTGTTCATATTCGAACTGTCATCCGTGGTCCCTTTGATCTTGAAGAACGAATTGATGGTGTTGGAATCGATCTTGTTTTCGCCACTCGATATCTTCTGCTTTTCTTCGTAGTAATTGAAGATGTACTTCGAGTTCTGCAACAAGTACTGTTTTTTTTGTTTCTTCAACTGGGAGATCTCTTGTTTGATGTCGTCCAATTGTTCGCGATACTCGTAGTAGGCATCCGACGTTTTGTTCTTCATGGCACGAAGGGTTTGAATCAGTTGGGTTTTTTGTTCTTGTAATTTCGGAATGGTTTCGTGTTCGATCACATGGAAGATATTCATCATATCGGTGTGTTTTTCATCGATGGTCTGGTTTTGTTCTCTTTTTTTTGATTCTTTTTCCATGGATTTTTGTAGTACTTTTCTTCGATGTGTTTAATATCTTCTTTGGGAAAAAGCATATTGAGAAGGAGGTCGAATGGATTGGATTGGATTGGATTGGATTGGATTGGACACATGGGTCGCTTTTCTACAAAAAGTCGTATTTAATTGTGTAAAAACGATGCGAGAAGAATGTAGTGGGCAAATTAAAAAGCGCGAATTTAATGTTGTTACAAGTGTAGTGCATTTTGTTATTTTTTGTTCAATTCTGGAAAATTAAAATGTTTAGGAAGAATATATTAGACAACAATGGCTGGAGCTCTTATGCAAATCGTTGCCTATGGCGCACAAGATCTTTTCCTCACCGGAACCCCCGAGATTACCTACTGGAAGGTGTCTTACCGCAGACACACCAACTTCGCAATGGAGAGTATTGAACAGACTTTCCAAGGACAAGCCGACTTCGGACGACGTGTCAGTGCCGTTCTTTCGAGAAACGGTGACCTTGCATACCGTGTGTACTTGCAGGTTACTCTTCCTGAGATCAACCAAGACGTTAACGGAGCTAGCGACGCTGTCTATGCCCGCTGGTTGGACTATGTTGGTGAGCAACTCATCTCCCAAGTTGAGGTTGAGATTGGAGGCCAACGCATCGACCGCCAATACGGTGACTGGATGCACATCTGGAACCAACTTACCATGTCCTCGGAACAACAAAAGGGATACTGGAAGATGATTGGACACACCACTCAGCTTACCTACATCACTGACCCCGACTTCGCATCTGTCGCTGGACCATGCGCTTCATCGGGAGGACCTGCCCAAGTGTGCGCTCCTCGCAACGCCCTTCCTGAGTCCACTCTTTACGTTCCTCTTCAATTCTGGTTCTGCAAGAACCCTGGACTTGCTCTTCCATTGATTGCCCTCCAATACCACGAGGTCAAGATCAACCTTGATCTTCGCCCCATCGGAGAGTGCTTGTGGGCTGTCAATGACCTTTACAAGGCATCTGGAGCCGTCCAGGTTTCGCAAGCCTACCAACAATCCCTTGTTGCTGCTTCGCTCTACATCGACTACATCTTCCTTGATACCGATGAGCGCCGCAAGATGGCCCAGAACCCACATGAGTACTTGATTGAGCAACTCCAATTCACTGGTGACGAATCTGTCGGATCTTCATCCAACAAGATCAAGCTCAACTTCAACCACCCATGCAAGGAGCTCATCTGGGTTGTCCAACCCGATGCCAACGTTGACTACTGTGGATCTCTTGAGGCTGGAAACACCCTCTACAAGACCCTTGGTGCTCAGCCATTCAACTACACTGATGCCATCGATGCTCTTCCCAACGCCATCCATGCATTCGGATCCCCTGGATCTGTTGGTGGAACCGAGGACTTCATCAAGGATGGACTCTTCGAGATGGGAGGTGCAGCTGATGCCACAATCGCAAACCCAACTACATCCGGTGCCCACGGCCAAACACAGCCATTCGGAAACGCAAGTGCCACTGGTGCCAGTGTTTCGGATGCCGGAACCTTCGTTCTTGCCGAGACTGCCCTTGACATGCACTGCTGGGGAGAAAACCCTGTTGTCACTGCCAAGTTGCAACTCAACGGACAAGACCGCTTCTCCGAGCGTGAAGGATCATACTTCGACGTTGTTCAACCATACCAACACCACACCCGTGCCCCGGATACTGGTATCAACGCATACTCCTTCGCCCTTCGCCCCGAAGAGCACCAACCATCTGGATCATGCAACTTCTCCAGAATCGACAACGCCGTCCTTCAACTTGTTCTTTCCTCCGGAACTGTTTCCGGTGTCAAGACTGCTAAGGTCCGTGTCTATGCTCTTTCATACAACGTTCTTCGCGTAATGTCGGGTATGGCCGGGATTGCTTATAGTAACCTTTCTGCAGTTGTTTCTGACATGGCTGATCTTGAGTGGGCATAAATGTCTTCAATCCTTAAACTTAATTAAATAATTATTATGTGTTTTATCATAATAAGTATGCTTGTCTTTTATCCCGAAGTTCATTTGCCTCAATGGGAAGCCCAAAAACGCACATTGATCGATCGTGCCACACAAGGAGAGTTTGTCTTGTTGTTGGAATGCAAACAATACGACCCATCTACTCAAGCGAATATCAATGGGTTTGAAACACTTGATCCTTTGTACCCAGAAACCGTCTTGTGTTCTACCTATACCATGTCTTTGGTCCCCTTTATTACATTGAAGGAAGGCGGTAACCATTCGATTGCAGTATTGGTGTTCTTCTTGTACATTTCGCTTTTTTATCCATCTGCAAAAGAATACATGACTTCGTTTTCCGATGAAGAGTGGTACGCGTCATATGACCACTTTTTACAGGACATTTCGTTTGACATACTTGATTTTGAAAATTGTAATGAGTGTATGAAACAACATGTACGCAAGAGGGCAGCGCTGTTCGGTGGACTTCCATCAAAGATCCCATATGAGGTCATTCGTAACAGCTGTCTTCATACATTACAACAAATGTACCCTAGTCGAGAAATAGATGATATTGTTATCGAGAAGACACTCATTGAACGTGAAAGGTTGATGGCCGACAACATAATAGATGCATTGAAGAATTATCCCAATCAATCTATTCGTATTTGTATAGGCGCTGGCCATTTGATGCCTTTCTTAAGCGAACGACAAATTGCCAATCTAGGATTGGACCCTTTTTTTACTGGTTATCATCAAAATATACAAGAAACAAGACTACTACATCGGCTACGCAATATGGGAATATCTTACAATGTGGAAATCTGATGATGATGAATGGCTTGTAAATGCACAAACCAAGTATCAAGTGAAAACGCATTTTTCATGTAATTACACCCACCACAACACGGTTTACTATTGGTTTCCGTGTAACCCATTGCATTGTCCACCCGATCGATACCATTCCGATGGTTATGTGAAGTCTTTTTGCCACACAAATAACACGGTTGACCTGTTATCGACATGAAAAACTCCTCTGATATTTCAAATGGGAGTGATCGTTTCTCTGCTCTTCGTTTATAGCTACTATAAGGCGTACCAGTGTAGTTTGAGAATGAATCGGAATAATTGTACTTGTATTCAATGTACTTTGAGTGTGAAAGTATGTGTTGCACTCTTTTTACAAACACGTCGCTCGTCATTTGACATTTGATGTAGTTGCACATGGAACAGGAAGCAGAACAATTTTCTACTGTGTAACCAAGAGAAGAATCGTTTCGATCTACACCGTTGAACCCCCTCGTTTCATTGATCTTTCCACAGAAATTACATGGATTGGCCGTAATGGTTTTGAATTCATCTAATGTCAACAAAAAACCAATGTTACGATACTTTGCAGAATTCACGTATATTTTGTATTGATATTCAACGTTTACTTTCTGTTTTTCATGTTGTTTTTTCCACGCTTTCACAACTTTATCCCAATTCTCTTTTTTCCATTGTTTTTTACGATTTTTCTGTTCTTCGGTGGTCTCTCTTTCTCGACTCATTGCTAGACGATGTTCTTTGTCTCGTTTTTCGTCTTGGATCTTGTTCCTTTCTCGACAGTGGTTGCATGTCATTGTTTTTTGCTTGCGAGATCCAGAAAACGAGTCCAAAGGATACTCTTTGCCACAAGTAGTACAATGTTTTGTTGTAGCATTCTCGGCTTGCTCAGCGTTTGCTTGTTTTGCATTGTCTCGTTTGTCTTGGTCCTTTTCGCGCTCTTTACTACGACACGAATCACATCGCTTGTGGATTGAGTTTTCTTCAATGATTTCTCTACAACCGCGAATAAATTGAGTACATGGTCTATGTCCAGATTCGTGGACTTCGTCTACCCATAAATAGATCTGATGTAGTTTACAGTATTTGTTGTCTTTCGATTCTTTATAATTGCATTTTTCATGTGCACACGGTACAACTTTGTTTTTTTGCACTGTACGATTTGTTTTTCCTCGCGAACAACAACACTCACATGTCTTATTGGTTTCGTGAAAAAACGCTTTCTTACAACCCGAACAGATCGTGAGTGCATTTAGATGTTCTGTGCTGTATCCTTTCATGTACTGATGGTTCTTGCAGAATTGTGTGTCGCCTTGGGCATTCAGACGACAGGGGTTTAGGTTTCGATCTTTTCCGTGACACTTCATTTATACAATAGGATATGTTGATCTCTTTATGTTTCTTATTCAGTTTTTTAATTTGTGTATGGTATGGTATGGCAGGTATAGGCAGTGAGGGTAATTAAATGCAATCTAGTTAACAACCCTTTTTGAAGAATCTCACAACTCATCTAACTCCAAAATGATGAGTATGACTGGTTAACAAACATCTGTAAAAAATTGATCGTCTTTGAACAACTGTGACATACAATCATATACATATGCACACTTACGTACATACACCATTCAATCAACATTCTACAACACTCGAGTTATGCAACAGGTAAACTATTACGACGATGAGTACTTCCACGACATGCCACCTTTGTCGGTGGCCGATTTACATTCCGATTTATTTGATGTGGTATCGACAACTGACTCGATTGAAACCATTGATGCTTTGTATCCTTTGAACAACATCACAATCTACACTTTAGACAAAGAAGAATGCGACAAGGAAACCTTTGAATGTCCTCTGTGTATGGAAGATGTAGCCAGTCACCGAAAAGTCGAATTGAATTGCGGACATACTTGTTGCGCCAACTGTTTGACCGAATGCTTTCGGGCGAGTCAACAGAGTTATCAGCCCATGCGATGCTTCATGTGCCGCAATACATGCTTTTCTGTGGAAATTCCCCACAAACATACATTTGAAACTACGGTTGCCAAACGAGACCAATTGCAATCGTCCTTTGTGGAAGAGGACGATCAGCACATTGTGACCCAATCTACACGCACCCGTTCTTTGCGGTTATACAACTATTATGTATATCGACAAGACCCCGGTTCGTCTGATGAAGAAGACTACTGGGAAATCGATCCTTTTGTAGATGATTTTAGGAATGATTAATTAGTTAGATTAGCGATTTTGTAGTATTTACTTAACATATAAGCAAAGATGCAAAGCATGTACGCTTTTTTTTCACGAATGTTCTCTCGAACTACACGTGAACCATTGATCAAACTGGAAAAATCAGACAGTGATCCTGAAATGACCGTTCCTGAAAGTACGTTGGCCCCTGAGTCTGTCAAAGAGCCTGAACCAGAACCTGTCAAAGAGCCTGAACCAGAACCTGTCAAAGAGCCTGAACCAGAACCTGTCAAAGAACCTGAACCAGAACCTGTCAAAGAGCCTGAACCAGAACCTGAACCAGAACCTGAACCAGAACCTGAACCAGAACCTGAACCAGAACCTGAACCTGAATATGAACCAGAACCTGAACCTGAATCTGAACCAGAACCTGAACCTGAACCTGAATCTGAACCTGAACCTGAACCAGAACCTGAACCAGAGACTGTACAAGAGCCAGAGCCTGTCAAAGAACCTGAGCCTGTCAAAGAACCTGAGCCTGTCAAAGAACCTGAATCTGAGTCTGAGTCTGAGCCAGAGCCTGTCAAAGAACCTGACACTGAGTCTGAGACTGAGACTGAGTCAGAACCCGAACCTGAGCAAAAGGAACCACAAGAAGAATAAAAAGATATTTCCACAAAAAAGACTTAAAACAATACACGTACCCATTGCAACATGTACACTCAAGACCAATGGTTGTTGCAAGATTTACTTCAATTTTACCAAAACCAAGACTATTTGGAAAAATTCAAAAAGATCATCAACCGCGAATACTATATCGAAAACACTTCCAAAATCTTATCGATCCGCATCATTTATTGGTTTGTTACCAATTTCGCCAAACAACACTTTACGTGTTACGACCTCCCCGTTGACAACGACAATACCAAACGTTTTTTGGTGTGGGAAAACTACAAATTGACCGAGAGTAGTTATTCGAAACAGTTGTTCGATGCGTATTGTCGCCATGACCGTGTATTGATTCCTTATCGCGAAAACAACCAACTTGAAACCACGATTGCACAGATGCATTTTTTCAAATGGGTATTTGTGAACAAAATCATCGAATATATCGAAAACAAATACGATTCGATTGAAAAGGACATGAACGTGAGATTGAATACCGTCAAACGTAAACCCGCGATCGAATCCGATGGCACCAAGACACGAAAGAAACGCGAAGAACTTTCTATGAATGCCTGCAAAAGTCTTCGGAAGGAAGTGCGTTCGGTAAAAATGACGTTTTGATACATTCAATTATCGTAAATCAATTATCGTAAAATCAAAATAAACGTAGATTGTGATTTTGCTCTAAGTCCATGAAGTATTTGTATGCCGTCATTAGAATGCCAGTCGAAGTTACGAACACAGGAGAATACAACGTGATGACAGATCGTCTCACAACGACGTTTGAGCCATGTGACGAACTTCCACCTATCAACACTGAGAACGAAATGGATGGGATCATCGAACAATTACAATCCGCACTAACGAACGTTCCGGATGTACCACAAAAAAGTAACACCGTCGAAACTGCTGTGGAATCGACAACTACGGCTACAGAACCCGAAGTCAAACTTGTGTTGCAATCCGTTCTCGATCGGACGAAGAAAACGCTCACCTTCCGCAACATGCGATCCCGAAAACATTTCAGTCGAAAACGCCGACCAGTCGTTTGAATCAATTACTCGATACATAGCGGTCTCGCGAAAACTCTTGTTGGATTTTGCCTTGACAGTAAGGATCTAAATCGAGAATGGCGCACGATTTCGATACCGCATCATACATCACGTTCCACAACGGTTGGTCACGATACGTTTTGTATGCGCTTTGTAGGTAATGCATCCAAAACAAATCGTAGTGTTCACACGTTTTGGCATGTGGTGGACAGAAGCCGAATATATTGTTCTCAACATACATAATGGGTTTCGAAAGGTCATAATTGGTTTTCAAATTGCGTAAATACAATTTCGCAGAATCGATATTGACGCGTGTTTCTTTTTCCAGTTGTACGATGTAATCCATTTCTTGGTTTGTGTTCGAAACCCCTTTGTGGGATTTTTGCACAATTTTCAACGAATGGTGGTTTTCGGCTTGTTGTTGGATATGCTTCCAGTCTTTCTCCGGTTTCAAGTACAAATAATGGTCGACGTACATCACAAAATCATACGTACGTCCGACGTATTGACGAAGGGCCTTGTGAAGCTGGAACTTGAAAAACCTCGATCGGTGTACATTTGTGGGTAAATAGTTTACATTGGTGTCTTTCTCGGTATCAATGGTAAATACGGTATATGGATGCTGAACGCGAATGTCGGCTGCTCGTACGTTGGTAAACAAAAAATAATCGAAGTCATCTATTTTCGGAATGTTCTCCGGAATGTCGATTTTGCTCGGGTCTCCGAAGTACGAAACACATACGCAGATTGTATTTGGCATTTGTGACATAGCTTGTTACTATTTTTTATGAATATATTGTTTTCGTGGTTAAACAATATAATCTTGCCCACACGAATGAATATAAAGCATTGCCGCTACGTAGACAATACAAATGAAAATTATTTTTGTAGGAAGAAAACACGAAGGGTCTTTCAAAAGTCGTGGTTATCAGATTGGTAAATATTTGCAGGATACTACTCAAAAAAATTGTGTATACGTTCATTCGAATGAATTATCTCTCTTACAAATAGATTCGGATGACATTGTAGTGTTTATCAAATGTTTTCCCACTGATGTTGCGTGTAAGAAAGTAGTAGACATTGTAGATGACTATGCTCTTTTGGAAAAAATAAATGAATACAAAGACAATGTAGACCTAATTATTTTCCCCAACAAAAAATGCTACCATGACTTTTCCACGGTAACAAACAAAGGTGTTGTTGTACCACATCATTGGGACCACTCACTCGAAACAGAAACACGGATAGACAATGACCTCAAGTTTGTTTATATTGGTACGTATACCCAACTACCACAGTATGTGTATAATATATCTAGCGTTGACCGCATTATGGATAACTATTCAAACTTAAGTGAACAGATTAAGAATTACAATGTGCACATTAACATTCGAGAAGAAAACGATACTCGCATGAAATATAAGCCTGGATCTAAATTACTTACGGCAGCATGTGTGAAAGGAGTTGTCATCATAACAACAAAAGACGCGACTATATTGGAAGAACCACTCATGAACTCATATCCGTACTTAATGAATAACCATCATCAAAATGAACTCGAGAGGTTGTTGACATACGTCAAAGAAACATACAAAACGGACATTTGGTATAATGCACTGAATATACTTGAACAAATCAAAACCAAATATAGTGTGAAATGCATAGGCGACTCTTACATTACATCGTTAGAGTCATTTGGACTCATGTAATTATAGCAACTGGTCAACCCTTCTTCCAAACTTGTTTTGGGCTCGTAGTCCAAATCACGTTTCGCTTTGTCGATACACGCATAGGTGTGTGGTACATCCCCTAACTGGTTTTCTTTTGCATTGATAATGGCTTTCTTGTTACATACCCGCTCACATGTCTCGATAAATGTATTCAACGACACTGGATTGGAATTTCCTAAATTGTACACCTCGCATTTTCGGTGGTGTCGGTTCCGCCATGCACCCAACACACCTGCAACAATGTCGTCCACATAGGTGTAATCCCGCGAAGAACTCCCGTCGCCATACTTGTCAATGGGCGTTCCGCCCATGATCGCTTTCATAAATTTACTGGGAGCCATGTCGGGCCGTCCGCGTGGACCATATACCGTGAAAAACCGGAGTCCAATACAGCCAATGTTGTACAGTTGGGTGTATGTTTTCGCAAAGAGTTCCATGGCCATTTTGCTGGAGGCATATGGACTGTTACACGTTCCAATGACATCGTCTTCGCGAAATGGGACCGGGTTCAGTCCATAAACACTACTGCTACTGGCATAGACCACATGCGACACTTGGTGTTTCACGCACTCTTCCAACACATGAATAAAGCCCTCGATGTTTACCGTCACGTATTTCTTCGGATTTTCAATAGAATTGCGAACCCCCGCCATCGATGCTAAATGAATCACTTTCCACGGCTTCCAGGTCTCAATTGCACGGGTATTGCATACGTCGTCTTGTTCGAATGTGAATGTACGGTAGGTTTGTAGCAGGGAAAGATTGTCTTTTTTTACATTCACGTCGTAATAGGGATCTAGGTTGTCGATTCCAATCACCTCAACACCTTGTTGCAACAACGCTTCACATACGTGCGAACCGATGAACCCTGCACACCCGGTCACCAATACACGATTCGGGTTGTGCATTTCTCGCAAAAATCCATGTTCCGCGCAATGATCATGTTGTCTGGAACAATTCTTCACGGGGAAACAGTGATGACAAGGTTCTTGGTTGCAGTCTCCTAATTCACAAAACATGGTTATAAGGTACAAATAGTTTATAATCATGGGACCTGAACGTGTAGGAGGTATGTTTACGTGGCGGCGACAACCGGTATGTAATAGGCTTTCAAATATTGTCCCCACCCACCATCGTAATCTGTACGGGTAATATAGAGTTCATCGTTTATAAACATATAGACAAATTCATCCTTGTCGTTGTGGCAGAAATGCAACACTGGCTTCACTTTGCCCGTCTTAAAAGGAATCACTTTTGTTCTTGTTTTGCTCGTTCCGATATCGAGTACCTCGTGTGGAACTGAAAAGGGGTACTCTAGGATGATGTCTGCTTTACTACGCATATTGGCGTAATCAAGACCGCGAATTGGCAAAAATACGGTATTGCGTGGCGGAGGACCGTCGAAAAATTTCTTGTGCAACAACGTTAACTCGAGTACATTCGGCAATCCAGAGGTACGTCCTCCATTGTTGTTTCCATGTGCATGGACAATGTAGTGATGTGTGATGAGTTTCTCGATGCTCCTGTCTTTCGATTCTTTGGTGTGACCAAAATCGACACCGTTGCCGATTCCATGCAGCTCAATCGTAATCTGTGCGAATTTATTCATTTGGGCTTCCGACAAGGACAACAACCAATCGTATTCGCCGCCTTCGATGTCAATGGACAAGAAAATGTCGTTGTGTTTTTCAATCAGTCCGTGTAGATTTTCGTAAGTATCGCTGTTCTGTGGCCCAATGAATTTCTTGATAAACGTGATGTTTTCGGTGTATTTCCAGGGATAGTCTTCGATCGAAGCATCGTACGCATAACAGTCCTCCTTTTTCAAATAACTGTGTTGCTGCAAGAAATCGCGTGTAAAACTTTCGTTGTCTGAAATCCCACAGGATATATAACAATCGTATCGTGTGTTTTCGTTAGCAATGACATACCCCCCGTCGCTTTTGTCTCCATGTCTTATTTTTTTGTCAGTATCGTATGCATATGTCACAAGTAACTCCTTGTTGACTGGAGCGTCCACATCATCTACTGTGCGATGCAAATGTTTATAGGTGAGCAGAATGTTTTTCCATCCTTGCAAACTTTGTTGTTCCAGTCGCTCTGCATATTGGAGAATTTTCTGCCCCATTTCGCGGTAATCTGTAATCCGAGTCTTGGCCAACAAATCGGTCCACGAATCGAAGTAAACCATGAGATCTTTGTTTTCGTCACAGTACCATTCCGAGATTTCCAACAGTTCAAAATTGTTTCGCTCAAACGGTGGTTGGAACAAGTATCCTCCTTTCTTGCACAACTCTTTCAAGAATGATATACTGGGGATGAATTGGACCATTCCTAATTGAATGCGCTCAAAAAACGCAATGGTCGACCACGCGTAGGGAAGCGTAATTACCGCTTTGTATTCGGACAATTCTTGGTGATCCTCGAACCGTCGCTGTTCATGGGGGATGCCAATCTCAGTCAGTTTTTCCGACATTTTCATGTACTTGGTTTCGTTGTAGTACCCAGGCACGAAAAACAAATCACTTCGTGGTGTGAGTGCATTGTGGTTTTTCCGTAAATCGTGTGGTGTAAAGTTCTTCCCAATCGGACGAATCACACAGTTGTTGATGTCTACGTTCTTCGACGCAATGTGATAAGCTTCCAACAGTGCATTGCCGACAATGAATACGTTTTTACGCTCTCGCACACTGCGCAACAAGTTGTAGTAAAGAGGATCAACGTTCTCTGGAAACATGTAGTAATCAAACCGGTTGCAAATCCAAATGATTAAGAGTTTTTTGTAGTCGTATTGCAAAAACGCACGACTGATTGGACATGTGTCGGAAGTAATGACACCATCGAACGTCGCAATGTAGTCTTTGTATTTGTTCCAAAACTTCTCTGCCCGATAATAATGGATGAAATAAATCTGGTCATCCTCGGTTTCTCCGTCTTCGAATCGAATCGTGGTCACCTCATGGCCTAATTTTTGAAAGGCATATTCGACCTCCAACGTGGTCCCAGAATGGAACGTTACATGCAGTAATTTCATGATTACAATACATTAATCATGAAAATTAGTTTAAATGCTTTTTCGATGACAACAATTAATTCAAGTACATCGGTCGTTGGTTTGTATCGGGTACAAAAGGTTCTGGGACGATCATCTGCATACGATCAATTACATTCAGGCTCTTTGGTTTGTGGATAACTGGCTCGATCTTCGGTTTGGGAACTTCTAAGTTGGTGGATCCGATTCCAAACAGTGCAGATTCGATATCGCAATCGTTGCTCGCTAAATCTCTACCCGCCATGCGTCCCATCAAGAGCCCATTTCCGGCAAAATTGCGCGTGAATGCTTGGCCTTGTGTTGCATGGGTGTACATAATTTCTTCGTGTCGTCGTACGTACTGGTTTTTCTCTAAAGCATAATTTCCAGGTGTGTTCTTGTTTCGCGTGGCCGCCATTATAGTATGGGCCTCTATTTTAATTGTGCACTCAAACGCTGATATTCATTGCTCATTTCCACTGACCGAACGCCTCCATGTAAAAAGAACCAAATCACAGTGTAATACAGCGCAAAGTTATCGTAGGCACACAGAACAACTTGGCCAATCAAACGATCTTCCGAAAACATACGCGCAGCAGCACGCGTGTACAAGTCTTGGAAGAGAGGTATCTCTTTTGTCAGTTCAAACAATTCACTTAACCGAATGTCCATACTTTTCATGTCATATTGCATTTCGTCTTTGGAAACATCGTCGATTTGCGACATATCGATTTCTTCCGCTGTTAAATCAGCATATGGACATATTTGGGTGGTATCCATTTGGAACACATTGCGTATACTATTGCGGTATTCTGTGTCGTTTGTGTATGATAGATAAGAAGGTAAATTTTTGTAGTACTCGACAAATGTTGTTGTTGTTGTTTTTGATGTGGTTGATGTGGTTGCTGCTTCCATATTTATTTACAATAAACAAACAAGGTATTATTGTAAATTGAACGTCCGGATTTTGGTATGTTTAACGTCTTCGTCTTCGACTGGATCGTCTGCGTCGAGAACTTCTTTGCTTTTTCGATCCTCGGCGTTTTGTTGAACTGCGTCTACGTCTTCGGCGACGACGACCACCGTCCATCTTGGGAAGCATGCCTTCTTGGCCACCCTCCTGTCCACCTTCTTCACCACCGCCTTGTGGCATGCCACTTTCGTACTTGGAAAGTCCTTCGGTGGTTGCACCACTGAGAGGAGTCATCGATTCGCTTAGGTTTACCATAATATATACTATGCATACATATTGTTGTAATGGGCTGGCTTTTTGGGAGACGGTATTTCGTTCAAACTTAAAAACTTAAATCTGAAGGTTTCGATTTTTGACTAAAGTATTGCTCGCCACTTTCACGAGTTGCCTTGCCGCCACGAACCCATCCGTCCAACGCCATCTCTTCGACAGTGTTGGCCTTCGCGCGTTTACCATCGTGCATCGGATATTCTGCAATGTTGTTGAAGTTGCGTTCCATCACGGTAGATACACTCTTCTTTCCACGGACGTGTTCTCCTTGCATCAATTGCGATTCCAGTGTAGGATCGACTGAACCTTTGCCTAAATAGGGCACGGTCAAAAACGGACGTTCTTGCAACACCAACTTTTCGTAGGGGCGCTCTTGGCCGACTTTCATGCGAAGAGCGGATTCACTGTCCACTACCGCCCCATTTATGCCCGCACCGCCGTTGACACCATTGACAATGATGCCAGGATGGGCAGTGGCAAAGTGGATGTGAGAATCTGACACTTGACCACTGAAGTGGTTGGTCAATACGGCATTTACATGGTTCGCGTTTTGTATGGTTTGTTGTGATCGATCTGTGGCATCGTTTCCAATTCGTCCTAAGTTGTTAAACACGTAATCCATTGGCGTTGATAGCATTATTAATATACAATACCAAAATATATTGTGGATATGTTCTGAATATGTTCTGAATATGTTCTGAATATATTCGGATTATGTTCTGAATATATGCATTCTAGACATGTGCCTAAACAAGGAGGTATTGGATGTGCCTAAATGTTGGTGTGGCGCGCCATGTTGCGAGCGCAGGCAAACCCATTGCCCTCTTTACACGATACCATGCTACCGTAACAAAACTCCGCAAAAGAAGTCTGGTCGTTTGGTAAGGTGGTACTGGGCATCGTGTAGAACGGGCGCATCGATTGCTCAAATGCTAAATCATCGTCCAATCCAGAAAACAATTTGTTCGTAATATGTGGCTGTTCTGGGTTGCTTTCTAAAATGGCTTCTTTCGTCTGATCGATAATTTTTGCGTTGATGCGGTCGTTGTACGCAGGAGGTGCGGGTTTCTTGTCTTCTGCGTGCTCGTAGTCCGTCAACATCACATTGCCGAATGGATTGTTAGGCTGTGGGGTTGAAAACAGGTCGATTGGCAGTTCTTTGCGGGTCACAATATCTTCCACCGTTTGGTTCGTGAACATTTCTTTGGTTTCTTTCTCTTTTTTCAGGTTGCTCTGGTAGTGGTGTAGATACCAAATCGCAGCAATCGTAAACAAGGCGATGACCCACAGTCGATATGGGTTCGTGAAGAACGTTCCCACTATGGTCAATGCCAACACAGACCTGGTAATTGCGTTCAGTTTTTGTGTAGCACTCATCGTATCGACTGGATAAAATTCTGTAATATAAGTAAAATTTATCAATACATTTGGGTCTTCACCCCAGAAAGGGATTGGTTCTTTTGTTTCTTTCTCTGGTTCCATTCTATAAATTTATATAATATAATAATCAATTCCTAAAGGTTAGATGTACGAATCTTCTCGCAACGTTTGTCCATTACAAACGATTCTGTTTTTTCTTTCTTAGGCACAATATTGATCACGCACTTGGACTTTTCACCAACCAAGGGTTCTGTGCACCCATTTTCCTTTTTCTTCCGTCGTTTTTGTGTTTTGGTTGGTTTGCCACATCGCGAACGGAAGTGCTCATAGCGTTCCCGTACATCTTCGTACGTCAATCCAGATCGTTTTCCCAACATAGTATTGATCAGCTCATGTAAGTCATATATGTATTTCGAAAACGTATACCGTGATTTCATAGCACATTGGCGTATGGGGAGTTTCCTGTAATTCTGTACAAGGTTCTTCCGGCATTTTCCACACGGTAACACATGTTGTAACTTCATCATGAAGTCACGGTAGTGCTTTTTATCAGAACGAGTTGGTTTCACGGGATAATTGAAACTCATCGTATGCAAATAATGCCACATTGCGGGTCCCCATACCGTGGTCAACATACCATCGTTGCTGTTGTATTCGATGTCCGTGAAGACATGGTCTTGATTGGATGGATATGTGTTCTGTTTGGCCATTTTTTTCGTCATTTTTTTCTTAGTATTTTTCCTTGTGTTGTGGTTTTTCACCTTCATTACTAAAATATAATGATAAATTTGTTGAAGACAAGCTATTAAAAGGATTTCCTAAATCAAATAAATCGTTTGTATATATGTTATCTAATTCGCCTATGAATTCGCCAACTAATAAACCGCCGAATTCAAATCCATTTAAGAAGTTCGTTCAGTGCCTTGATAACTACCAGCATCGCAAAAACATGACAGTACAAGACACGATGGAACTTTTTCATGTTACTCAGCAACAATACAACCTACATCTATCGGAATACTACACAACCACATCTACAAAAGGAAGCAGTGGTACCACTACTGTGCGTATTCCCGATAATACTTACGTTGTATGGCAGTCGTTGCACGAAATCGATCCTTTGCAAAACTTGGAGTCGCCCAAACCCTTGCCGACCAAGTATCAAATGATCGACGATTCCTTTGAAACCATTGAAGACATCTTGAGGGTGTTGGAAAAACACACCTATGACGAAGATATCGAATACAATATCGACTTACAAGCCTTGCATAAAATCAAGCCCGAATTACAATCGTTCAATAGCATGATCGGTAACGCAGCGTTCAAGAAATCGATCTTACGGCAATTGTTGTACTTCATTCAAGGATTTGCCGACTCCAACAAAGAATACAAGCACATGGTCATTACCGGTCCTCCTGGAACCGGGAAAACCGAAATGGCCAAAATCATCGGCAAAATGTACTCGAAAATCGGCATCTTGAAAAACAACGTGTTCAAAAAAGTCACACGATCCGACTTGGTAGCGGGCTACCTCGGCCAAACCGCGATCAAAACACGGAAGATTATCGACGAATGCATTGGAGGTGTGATGTTCTTCGACGAAGCGTATTCGATGACAGTAGACGAATCTTACAGCAAAGAATGCATTGATACCATATGCGAGTGCCTGAGCAACCACAAAAATGATTTCATGATGATCATTGCGGGGTACGAAGAAGAACTCGACCAAACGTTTTTCCGGATCAATTCTGGCATGAACAGTCGGTTTATTTGGCGGTTCCACATTGATGGATATGGTGTGGAAGAATTGACCCAGATCTTCCAAAAATTCGTGCGGGACGCTTCGTGGCAACTCGCCAAAGAAGTCGATGTCAAATGGTTTAGTGAAAAGAAAGACCACTTCAAATACAACGGACGTGACATGGAGTTGTTGTTTTCGTATGTGAAAGTCGCACACGCACAGCGGATCTATGGAAAAGACGCTAGTCTCAAAACCATGATTACCATCGAAGACATGAACAAGGGCTATGCCATTTTCGAAGAAAACAAGAAGTTGAAGAAAAAAGAAAACTTGTTCGGTTTATATATATAATTTCTGAATCTTGTGTAAATGGAATCTTCGTCTGGTGATAAAAAGACCATCCAAATCAATCCAGAGTTGTTTAAAGTAAGCGGCAATACAACGCGAAAACAACGGAAGCCAAGAGAAAACAAGAACCCGATCAAAGTACGTGCTCCTACCAAAACACCCAATACATCGACTTTGAAAAAGAACATTTTGAAAATGATTCGGAGTCATCAGCAAAAAACGACTTCCACAGAGAAGCCCACTGTCTCCGTCGAAGAAACGGGGGTTCCTAAGTCTGAATTCGAACAATCCATGCAGTTTTTGGACACGATTCACGATAAGAAAGACAAAGTCGGTGAAGGGAAGAAAGAGAAACGGCTGCGAAAGGCAAAGAACCACACGATTCGTAATGTGATGCCCATTCAACCGACCTCTGTATCTGCGCCTTCCAAACCCAATGTGGTCGCCTCGATGCCGCCTACGATCCGATTGGATACGATGCCGAAACCCGACAACGTAACACCGGTTGTATTGGCACCGCCCAAGTACGGATGTTTGAAGAACGGAAACTTACCCACGTATCGCACTTGGAAGAACCAGACACAACGGACATCGCCGATGGTACCCATTCCTAGACCCGTCGAAGAAGTTCGTCCATCCGCTTCGTTGGAAGAATACCGGGAGCATTTGACCCAGAAAGTCCACGATCTCAGCAAACAAGAACAATTGCGTGACCTAAGGAAACCACCGATCGACAGTAAACCGAAGAAACCTCGAAAACAAAAACGTATCATGCGAAGAACGTTTCGTGTGGGTAAATCGAAAGCGTTTCCCAAAGTGTCGGTACTGGTTGCCAACAAGACCATCCGCAACAACACCAATTTGAAACATATTGGCCTGCAACAAACGCCCATGAAAGACGTGAAACATTATTTGTTGAAACAAGGGTTGATCAAAGTCGGCACCACTACTCCGAATGATGTGTTGCGGCAGATGTTTGAAAGTGCTCGAATGTTATGTGGCGAAGTGAAAAACCACAACTCTGAAAATTTATTGTACAATTATTTCAATGCGGATCAGGATTAAGATTTTTGATAAGGGTATCGCTTTTCCCCCGGGACATATATTTTCCCAGTTTCTTGAATCGAGTCAAGAATCCGGAAAAATATACCACCTCCGGGGAAATTTGCGTTAAATTGTAATCAGTTTCATAGAAATAGATTACAAATTAGAAATTAAAAAAGTAGAAGACGCTTATGATCTCTTCGCACTACTGCGTTTTGAGTAACGAGTCGCGCGTCTCTTGCGGCAGTAAGTGCGCTTGGCTCCACGGGCAACCTTGCAAGACTTGATCTTCTTGCACTTGTTAGGATTGGCAACGCGTTTTCCGCGGCACATGGAACGCTTTCCTTGCTTTCGGTAAAGTCTACGACGTGTTGGGCTGGTCATTATATGGTATAACGCAAGAAATTATTTTGTTGTTCAAGATCTCCCTAAATATACTTGGGCGAACACAAATATATATACGAAGTATAAAATGGAGTTCCGTGACCACGACTTTTTAGCAGAGTTCCCTGTAGTGGAGACAGACGTAGGAAAACTGCCGTCTAAGAAGGAGAAGAAAATGCGAAACCGAAATCGCAAACCTTCGCAAAAAGAAATCAACGCCTGTATCCGAGACGAAACACAAATGCGCAATGAATATGCTCAGTCTCATACTGCCGGAGCTCTGCAAAAACACGCACCTTCTGTTTCGTTTTACTGGTCTTCAAAAGAGCGCAATTCGTTTGAGGATAAATTTACCAAGCCCAAAAACCGAAGCCAGGAAATTTACACCAGTCTTTTACGAAACAAAAACAAGAAGGTAGTGGTTGCCAATGGACCAGCCGGCACGGGTAAGACATTGTTTGCGACGGAATTCGGAATCAAGTACTTTTTGTCAGAATCGTTTGAGAAACTCATCTTCACACGTCCCTCTGTTGCCGTCGACGAAGACCTGGGTTATTTACCAGGAACGTTGGAAGAAAAAATGGCTCCCTGGGTCCGTCCTATATACGATATCTTGTATCAGTTCATGACCGTGAAAGAAGTACAGGGATTGCTTGAAGACAAAACCATCGAAATCGCACCGTTAGGATTCATGCGAGGCCGCACTTTCAAAAATGCGTGGATTGTTGCAGATGAGATGCAGAACTCCACTATGTCACAAATGAAGATGTTGTTAACACGCCTTGGTGAAAACAGTCGATTGATCATCACGGGCGATTTAGACCAACATGACAAACAAGACCAAATGAATGGCTTGGAAGACTTCTTACGCCGGTTCCGTGGAAAACGGTCCAGCAGCATCTCAAGTTTCGAATTCGAAAAAGACGATATCCAACGCGAAGAAGTCGTGAAAGAAGTCCTCGACATCTACGGAGGCGACACCATCCCGGATTATACGGACTCCTCCTCTGATGTGTCTCCTGAAACGACAAGTATCGATGGCGAATCTGCGTAATAATTTGTCCATACAATATAGAAAATGAAATCTACTTCTGTATTGTATCACCCACTGTTGTGGTGGGTCTTTGTGACACTGTCGAGTATTCATTTGATGTCATTGTTTTGGTACGAAGAATACATTCAAGTGGGTCTGTTTGTACTTGGGTGTGGATTGGCATCGTTTTTTAGCAAAAACATGGTTGTCATCTTGTGCATTGGTTTGATAGTGAGTGCTTTGCTGTTACCGAATCAAGGATTCTCTACAGAAGGGTTCCGGAAACGTTTCAGTTTCGGAAAATTTTTGCGACAATCAAAAATAGTTCCCAAATTTGTTCGAAATATTTACAAAAGTGCAGCAAAAGCACGATCACGATCATCGGGTATGTCACAAATCAGACGATTACAGGAACAACTCCGGGCTCAACAACGAAACGTACCTCCACCGGTCGATCCAATTGCTAATTCCAAAATAAAAGGATTTCTTGGCTCGGCTATGAAAATACCAGTTGCATCGATCAAAGTCAAAAAGGATACCAATCGTGTTTCACATTTGAAATCGGCTAACATCGTCCAAGATCACATTGAGGAGGACAATGCAAAACTCGATACAAAAGTACAATCGACGGCAACTATGTTGAAAAATCGTCTACAAAATATGCAAAACAACGTCAAACAAAACATCAATAAAATACCAGAAATTGATAACAATTGTTATTATAACAACAAACGAGTAAGTTGCAAACTGTATGCAACTTATATGGCAAATGAAGTGATTAAAAAGGAAGCGGATGTCTTGTATGACAATATTTTACCAAATTTAAAATAATTATGTGTATTAAGAATATATATACAGATGGCAAAACTTCCTAGAGGCGGTAAATCTATAGCGAGTATTCCCAAATCGATTCTCTACAATCGTTACGTGTTGTATTTCGTATTTGCGATTGCAGTGGGAAACATTGTACAGTTTATGATGCAACAAGACCACATCTCTGTGTTGTTGATGGTTGTGGTGGGATTGCTCACTTCTTTCTTTAGCAAGAACATGGTCGTCATCATGGTTGTCGCCTTGGTTGTTGCAAACGTTTTGAAATACGGAACGCATCTTCGTGTGGAAGGATTCAAATCTGACAAAGACGAAGATGACGAAGAAGATGACGAAGAAGAAATGGACATGGAAGACATGGACGAGGAAGACATGGAAGACATGATGAAAGAAGACATGGAAGAAGAGGAGGAGGAAGAAGACGAGGAAGAATTTACCACAAAAAAGAAACTCGAGAAAATGACTGGTGCTGGAAAACAAATCAAGAAAGTACTTCGGGGAATGATGAAAGAGAAGTCTTCCAAAAAGGACAAAGAAGGATTTCACAACAAGATCACGTCGTTTGACAAATCGAGGCAACATAGCTCTAACAAGCATGTGGGTGCAAAGTCGATGCACAGACACAACAGTGACGGAAGCATTGTACCGCAGTAATACGGATGTCATAGCAACCCATTTTCGATAAAATTATCTTTGTGTATTGTAGATTGAATACACAAACACATGTACAAAACATTGATTATCGGACTCGTAGTGTTGTTTATGTTCATTGTCGTGTCCCAGGCATTTGACAAACATGTTGAACAAGAAGGGTTTAATATTTGGAAGAAAATGAAAAAAGGATTCAAAAGAGCTGGAAAACGAATGAGAAAAGGATTCAATGATGTTGGAAGGACATTTAAAAAAACGTTCAACCGGACAGGGTATGACAATGACAACAAAAAGAAAAAATACAATGACGATTTATATAAAGAGGTACATCGTCGTTGTCGCGTGTTGACGGGACGAGATACACCACACAAAACACAGTCGAAACTCTTGGATGGTACAGAAGCTTTGGGCGATTCCTGTGAAGAGTACCATAGATCTGGGTGTGCTGAAAACAAAAACGATGCGAAATGTCAAGCGTTGGAAACACAGTGCCGTTTAGCACGTACTTGTATCATTCGCGACAACCATTTGAAAGATACGGGTAGGGCATCGAAAGCAAGTAGTTGATGTGTCTTTGTGGTCCCGTAAAAAATACCCTGTTATAATAAATGGCAAAAAAAGGCAAAGATGTTTTTTCACAGATTGAACAGTTTTTTGACAGTATTGTTATGATTTTCCGAACAGTCATCGAGATCTTTGAAACTATGGTATGTTCAGTGAAATTTGCCACCAATTTTAGTAAATGTTTCCTTTATTACCTTTTGGATATTATCGGTTATGTTCTTTACTTACCCTTCAAGCTGTTCTTTTGGGTATTCCAACTGCGCTCTGTAGAACGAGCATTGTGGGAGGGCATCGAAAGCGTAGATCAGTTGTGTAAGGCGGTCACCGGCTACCACTGTTTTCATTGGTCTAACGATACCATGAACGATTGTTACCGGTGCAAAAACAAAAAAGACACAGATGGTAATAACTGGCTAAAGAATTACATTAAAGATCTCAAAAAGGGCAAAGATACCCAAATGACCTTTTTTGAAGTAGTACTTTTGTGTACACTAGTAGGGCTACTTGGGTATTCGGTCTATTATGGAATGGCCGTCAGTGTCTATTGGAGCAGTGTCCTTCCTGTAATTCTATCGTTTTTCCTCTTTTCTATGGCCGCAATGATGATAGGGAATGCCATACCTTGGTTGGGTAGTTCGTTATACTTGATTGGATTCATTGCGTTGGTCGTATACATGATCTTCTTCCGGGAAACAAATCCTCTTCGGTAATATTGTTTTTATTTTTTATACATCCTTTTCTACATCGTATGTATAGACAAATGTCATATTTCAAGCAAGTCGAACAAGAATACAAAGACACCAACAATTTCTTCCAAGGCAAAACCTCCCATGACTTCCCTCGTCTCATCGTGTTACTTACCGTCTTTTCATTGATCGCCTATTTCGTGTACTATGCAATAGCAATTTCTCCCAATAAATACGTACGCACCTCCACCTCTTTGGCACTTGTCTATGGTTTGTTTCTCGGCTTCGTCTTCACACTGATGCCGGTATACGAGCTCGCGGCCCAGGTGATTTGGTTACTGGGATCGGTTGTTTTTGTCTTCTTCTTGTATGCCACCAACAACGCAAATCTCTTTTCTTAAATTTGTGCAATCTAATATATAGAACCATGGCCAAAAAATGCATCCCGGGTGTCATATGCATTGAAAACATGACATTGTTTATCTGTATTGTTTTAGCCATTTTTGTCTGGTATTTGTCGATGCAAGTTTCCGATCTTAAAGGACAACACGACCACCAGACCTCTTCTTCTTCCGTCATTCTCACCCCAACCTTTGCCTCTCAAGAAATCCCCACGAACGACATACGCGGTGACGTAGGTCGGTGTGGTCCCGGTGGAAGAACCATTGGCGACCCATTGACCAACCCTTACGTACCTCCAATCCGGTGCGATGCGGGCAGCTTGACCACACCCGCCATTGCCGTGCCTGCCCTTGCTGGCAGAGTACCGATCAACGTACCCACCCAGCGCTACAACCTGGAATACAGCCAAATGGGCATTTTGACCAAACAAGGCGGGTCTGGGAATCCCGATATCATGCCTCTCATGGGTCGCCAAGTGTTGACTTCACGACAAAAGTGGCAATACTACACTGTATCGGGTGGTGGTCCTGGTGGTCATTTGCAAAGCAAGTTGCCAGTGCGTGTAAAAGGCCGGAGTTGCAGCGGCGAATACGGGTGCGATGAGATCTACAACGGCGATGAGGTGGTTGTGGAAGGATTTCAAGACCGGTTTGTGGCGACTATTTACGAAAGCGGTTTGTTTTCGTACTTGCCGTATTGATTTAGAGAAAATCTATCTTCTTTATATACATTAAAGAAGATGGTTCGAGTCAGTAAAGAAGAATACTCACGAAAGAAGAAAGATACACAAGAAGGGTTCGGAACGTATCAAGTGTGTCATCAATTGAAAGGAGATTCTGGTGTTGAGATGGAAGAAGATGTTGCGGTATCAGGTGGAACGAGCTCCGGTTTAGCAGAAGACGCAGCGGCTGGTATCGTGCATTTGTTCATGTTTCTATTGGTCACGATTGTTTTTGCACCCTTGATGCCATATTTGGCATTGTTGGCACTTGACAAAGATGCCACGAATGGTTCCAAAGCCGCACGTATGGGAATGACCGGTACTTTGGTGGTCGTGTTTCTGATTTCCGTCGGGTTGTTTATAAGCACAGGAGTGGAAAGTAAAAACCCATTGCATGTATGGTCGCACTTGTTTGTTGGTTTCTACATTATCTGGGCGGTGATTGTATCTATGGTTTCCATTTCGTTCGCTAAAGTCATGAAATTTAAATTTTCGACTGCGCTAAGCTATGGAATATTTACAAGTGCAGCAGATACGACTTTCTTTGACCCGTTTGCTGTATTTTCGGAGCTTGAGGTTTCCTAATCACAACCAACCTCTGATAAAAATACCGCTGATAAAAATATTTCATAGACGTATATTTTTATCGTCATTTACAACAAGCTCGCGCCTTCGATTTTGTCCGAAACCGGTTTGTAGTCACTTTCCAAATAGTTCAAGGGACTGCCTTTTCCTACGGGTGCCATGCTGTCAATCATATGTTCTTCTAAACTTTTTTCTTGTGGAGGGTTCAACTTCTTGAGTTCCGCGTTTTTGCGTGTCTGGGTCATAGCCGGTCCATGGGACGGTAACGACACAGTTGGCGAGGGCAAGGCTGCACTGCGATGGAGCAACAAATAAGCCACGAAAATTGAGATAAACCCTAAAAGTGGGGTTGTGTACAACAACAAGTACATCGACAAAAACAACACCAATGCCAGACCCATGGAACTGTTCATGTATGGGATAAGCCATGTA